TTTTTTTTTTTTTTTTTTTTTTTTTTTTTTTTTTTTTTTTTTTTTTTTTTTTTTTTTTTTTTTTTTTTTTTTTTTTCTCGTTTTCTTTTTTTCTTGTTTGTTTTCTTGTTTGCTTCTTTTCTTATTTTGTGAAACCTAAATGTTAAAGCTATAATAGTCTTTACTTATTGTTCTTGTTGCATAGCTTAATTCTGGTTTCTGAGGCGTTGGCGCCGGTATTGTAACTGGGATATAACGCAAGCGCTCGGGTTTAAGAACAAAGGCATACCCATTTTTATCAAAAAATAACTTGTTTTCTTCTAAATACTCGTCTACCTGTTGATAACGGATTGCGACCATTTGTGATCCAGTTTCTCTCACAAGTACACCGCTCATGTTGGGTGGATTTGTACCGATATCAGGTAATCCAATCGTCATATTTTTTTTATTGAATTCGGTCAATTCATTCACATCAGGTGTTTCTTTTATATCTTTATAATGCAATGCTCGCATAAATATGGAATTACTAGTCATATTTACGTATTCTTGGAAATCTGTGCTTTGCATAAAAGAAATATTTGATCTATCTACGATAACAATTATTTTCCCTAATAAAGTAAGAATAGGGGCATCTCCTAAATTTGTATTATGATTCTCATAACTGTAATCTTTACCCAATAGTAAAGAGTTGTATGATTTAAAAATATTAGCAAAATTATTATACATTTTATCGTTCGAACTCTTAATTCTTAAATGAATAATTATAGGATCACCTGGATTTGGCGCCGTGCTTGTTGAAAATGCATAATTTTGAATCGTATACATGACTTCCGAAAATTTTACAGAATTGTATGTTTCCTTAATGAAATAACTATTATTCGTCGATGTTGCAACTACTGGTTCGTCATTAATAGAATAAATCTCAAAGTCAAGACCGCGCACGCCCTGTTTTAATACGTTCTTTAAATTGCAAATATCCACATAGTCGTTCTTATACGATCCACCGCTACAAGCATTATATGCGGTTTTTATGTAGTAGTCTTTCAGAGTATAAGCAAATTGTGGATCGCTCGAATTTATTGAACGTATATTTCCATCTAATTTGCTATACAGCGAGTCCATGAATGAACATTCGCTTGCCTCCAATCTTCTCATATAAAAAACATAGCATAACATCGTAATAATGATTAAAAGAATAATGAAAAATATCATTTTTGCGACAAAGTCCTCTTTCAAAGATGTTAAATATTTAATTGTATTGTCGATAGCGGTTGATGGCATTATATGTATATATTCTTAATATATACATTTATTAAAATATACTTTTTGTAAAATATACATTTTGGTAAAAATATACTTTTTGTAAAATATACATTTTGGTAAAAATATACTTTTGGTAAAAATATACTTTTGGTAAAAATATACTTTTGGTAAAAATATACATTTTGGTAAAAATATACTTTTGGTAAAAATATACATTTTGTTAAAAGACACATATAAAATAGAAAAAAGGTTAAATACATAATAAAATAATATTATAATATAGACAATGGCTGGTGGGCTTTTAAATTTAGTATCACAAGGACAACAAAATATTATTTTAAATGGTAATCCTTCAAAAACTTTTTTCAAGGCTAAATATGCAAAATATACCAATTTTGGTTTGCAAAAGTTTCGCGTTGATTTCGAGGGTGCAAAGACGCTTCGACTTACCGAGGAGTCCAGTTTCACTTTCAAAATACCGAGATATGCTGATCTTTTAATGGACTGTTATGTTTCTGTCGATATCCCGAGTATTTGGTCTCCTATTTTGCCGCCTCAAAACACAACCACTAACACAAATTGGGCTCCTTATGAATTCAAATGGATCGAAAATTTGGGTGCGCAAATGATAAGTAAAGTTTCTATTACATGTGGCAATCAAACCCTCCAGGAATTCTCCGGTGCTTATATACTTGCCCAATTACAGAGAGACTTTAATGGCACAAAGCGTTTGCTCTTTGATCAAATGTCTGGAAATACACTGGATTTAAACAATCCCGCCAATTATGGTGGACGCGTGAATGCATATCCGAATGCTTTTTATACCGAGAATCCTGTTGGTCCCGAGCCATCTATTCGCGGTCGAACAATATACATTCCTTTGAATGCGTGGTTCAATTTGCGCAGCCAAATGGCGTTTCCCCTTGTGGCTCTTCAATACAATGAACTCCATATTACAATTACATTCAGACCCATTAATCAATTATTCCAGATTCGCGACGTATTCGATCAATATAATAATTATCCTTATGTGGCGCCCAATTTCAATTTGTATTACATGCAAATGTACCGATTTTTGCAGCCGCCACCAGATGTTTCTTTAGGCCCGGCTTCTTATGTAGATACAAGAGGAATCTGGAATGCGGATATTCATTTGAATTGTACCTATTGCTTTCTCTCGAATGATGAATCCAAGTTGTTCGCATTGAATGAGCAAAAATATTTGTTCAGGCAAGTCTACGAGCGCCCCTACTATAATTTATCAGGGTCGACTAAAATCGAATTAGACTCGATTGGTATGGTTGCTAGCCACATGTTCTTCCTGCGAAGAAGTGATGCCAACCTTAGGAACGAATGGAGTAACTACACGAATTGGCCGTACAATTATTTGCCTAATGATTTGATCCAAGCACCCACCACGGGTCACTACCAAGTAACGCAAACCCTTACTGACTTTGGTAATAATGTTGCGACATTAAGTGGTCCGGGGGTAAATCCTGATGGTAAAATGACAGGTTGGTTCATTACCGGTGACTATAGTCCGCAAAATCAAAAGGGTATTCTTATCAGTCTGGCTATTTTGTTTGATGGGCAATATAGAGAGAATGTCCAACCCGCGGGGGTTTACAGTTTTATTGAAAAATACCTTCGAACTGATGGCGCTGCACCGGCAGGCCTCTATGTTTACAATTATTGTTTAAATAGTTCGCCATTCGAATTGCAACCCTCGGGCGCTATTAATATGAGCCGTTTTAACACAATCGAATTTGAAATTGTCACCATAAATCCTCCACTAGACCCGCTTGCGCAAACCATGACTATTTGCGACCCTGCAACCGGTAATGTCATTGGAATTAACAAACCCACATGGCGCATCTATGACTATAATTTTGATCTTTATTTGTTTGAAGACAGGATCAATATGATAACATTCGTTGGCGGCAACTGCGGTCTTGCATATGCTACTTAGGTAACAAAATAATTTATTTGTTACAGTATTAAAGACTGCGAGAACCCCGGGGTCGCGCCCTTTAAGTACGCGAAATCAAACAAATATCTTTTAGAAATGCGAAACAGGTTGGTGAGTGGGCCAAATATCACGAGGGCTATAACGATTATTATCACAAAATAATGATAAATATTTGAAGATTGTATCGGAAGAAAATGGCGGCGAACCCTGATGAAATAAATAAAATTATAAAACAGGACGCAAAACAAGTCACGATAGACAAGGCTTATCTTTTGATGGTTGGTTTTGTTTTTGTTTTTGTTTTCATTTTTTTTATTTAGAGAGATATGCATTGGATGCCAAGGGTCCGTCACTTGTAAATTCACCTGATAATGTAAACCTGGGTTGGTATACGGGTTCATATATCAAGTCTTTAGGTGGTTTGTATCTCTCATTAAATAGTTTGTATCCGTTGTCAAACCTAGCCCGCCATAAATCGACACCTTGATTGTATTGCGGCGCTCTCGTCAATTCATCGCCTGGTTCAACTAGCGCTGCCTGGGTGCCAATATCAGTAGTCAAAGTAGAATACGTTGGCGTAACACCACCGGTCAATTTCCCTGCATCATTTTGCCCACCAACATTGCGACCATAATTCGGTATCGTCTTCATTTTTGGTACGCACCCAAAACAATCCACGTCTGACGTGCATTGCTCACCGGTTATTGAACATCGCGCCAACGGACCACACATATTTTTGCAGCTAAATGTGGTATTGATGGGTTGGGGAACATTATGATTTGTATCAGGCGATCCTGTGTCTTCTAATATAGAAGTTGATCTGTGATTTGGCGTGAGAGAAGTAAAGCACTCTACAATGTAACCATTTTTTATTAAATAATCACCATATTTTATTACGGCTACTATCAATAAAATAATGAACGCCCATAATAGTATTGTTTTATACGCTTTCATAGTATAAAATAATATTATTTTTTAGTTTAGCTAAAATTGGAAAGAAGTAGAAATTTTTTATATCTTTTTATAATAATACACATTCATGTCTTCAACAAATGATACCAGTGCTATTGATGAAAAAAAGGATTCCGGAACTAATAAAAATAAAACAAATACCCCCAGTAATTATCTAAATTATTTTTTGGCTGTATTAAAGCTTGTTGCCTTCATACTACTAGATATATTGATTGGCTCCGGAATTTTATACGCTTGCAAAGTTGCCACAGCTAATGTACTGCCGTCTGATTTAAATTGTGATCAATATTCAGAAATCAACGTGGCGCCTATTGATGTTGATGTTGATATTAATAAAGTAGGCGACAAGGTGTATTCAACAAAAATAAATTTTCCTTATAATAAACATGGTGATACATTAATAGATAAAATTGCCGATTACAACAGATCTAATTTCATAATAGATTGGTTAGAAAAACAAAAGAAAGTGCCAGATTCCTGGGCTATTAAAATGTATTTCATTTCGGTTTTGGAAAATCTTTTCATGATGAATTACTCGATTATCAATAGTATTTTACATTTCATGAATAAAAATTTCTATGAATTTGTTATTTTATTATTTGGCCCCTTTATTTTGCTATTTTTATCGGGTTTTATATCGCTTTTTTCCTTTTTTTATTCCATCTATTTGTGGTTTGTGAACTTTAATTGGATGTTTAAAGAAAACACCAATACTGATTCAAAACGTGCACCAAAATGGGAAGATGTTACCTTTTTGAATGCATATAATTTTGGTATATCGTGTTTTGTTGGCTTCTGGTTGTTTATAGGATTATTACTATTTTACATTTTTGGTTTTGCTGCGGTTTCAAGTATGACAACAATTATTTTTTTTATGTGTTTAATAAGTGCAATACTAATGAAATCTGTTATAGCTGATGGCGAAAATGAAGGCCAAAGTTATAGACTAAGTAAAACATTCAAAGATTTGTTGGTTTCTAATATGCGCAACCTCATGATACTTATAACCATACTAATGATTTTATTAACGTTTTCCTTTTTTGGATCCACTGGTGGCATCGTTTCTATTGTTTTGTATATAATTTTATTTTTTGGAATAGTAGGAAATCATTTGTATAGCAATTCAACCCCACCAACAGACTCAACACCTGGTTTGATAAATCCAGAAGTTAATCTGGCAACGAAAAAATGCATAAAAAAAGAGGTTGGAATCGCGGCTTTAAGTGGGGGCGAAGGAAATAAATTGTTGCGCCAATTGAAGCAACTAAGCAAAGAGCTTGCAAAATAATTATGGTTTTAATTTCGATTTCGATTTCGATTTCGATTTCTAATTTTTGATTTACATTTACACCTTTGAAATTGATATAAATGTAAAATTGATATAAATGTAAAATTAGAAAACTATTACATGGCAAAAAATAGAAAAAAAAACTCAGGGTTACCATTTGTCAGTATCTGTACGCCAACATTCAATCGTCGTCCATTTATTCCTTTTGCAATTGAATGCTTCAAGCATCAAACATACCCGCGCGAGAGAATGGAGTGGATTATTATTGACGATGGGACTGATAAGATAGAGGATCTTATTCTGAATAGCAATATTCCACAGGTTAAGTATTTTAAATATGATGTCAAAATGTCGCTAGGCGCAAAGCGCAATTTGATGCATGAAAAATGCAGCGGGGATATTATAGTCTACATGGATGACGACGACTATTACCCACCAGAGAGAGTATCACACGCTGTTGACATGTTAAAGTGCAATCCAGATAAAATGGTAGCGGGATCGAGTGAAATGCATATTTATTTCAAACATATCCAGAAAATGTATCAATTTGGGCCATATGGGCCTAATCATGCTACAGCGGCTACATTTGCATTTAGGAAGGAATATCTCGCACAGTCTGTGTATGAAAACGACACATCTTGCGCCGAAGAGAAGAAATTTTTGAAAGATTATTCCGTACCTATGATTCAACTAGATACGAAAAAAACGATATTGGTTATTTCGCATATTCACAATTCACTGGACAAAAAAATACTATTGGAAGCGCAAAATATGAATCCTTATGTGAAAGAATCGCAGTTAAATGTGGATGATTTTATTAAAGAGCCATTAATGAAGCAGTTTTATATGGAAGACGTGGAAGAAGCGCTTGCAAATTATGAGCCTGGAAGACCAGAAAACAAACCAGATGTTATGAAGCAAATTGCAGAAATAATGAAGCGGAGAGAAGAAATGATGGCTGCGCAACAAAGAATCCAAAAGCAAAAGCAAAATTCAAATCCAAAACAAGTTTCAATCCAAGAATTGATCGCCAATTTTGAAAAAACGATTGCGGACCAAAATAATATTATTCAAGATATTATGCGAGAGAATCGCGAATTGAAGAGTAAGAATGAGCATTTGGATAAAAAGCTAAAGCAAATTATTAGTGATCGCATCGCAGAGATGAAGAAGAATTGATTTCTTTAGAGAAAATTATAAAATAAATTATAAAATAAATTATATTTATATTTATTTATATGTGTATATGTATATAAAATATGTCTGCTCTTCCATACTGGTTTACAGATGAAATTCAAAACAACTTTAATAATTCAGGTTTTTTCAATTCATGTTTTATGGATGGTTCAAATGCAATTGCAGTTGGATATGATTCTATACCATATGATAGCGGTCGCTTAGGTAGCATTATTTATTGGTCAACAAATAATGGTTTAACTTGGGAACAAGTTGGAAATAGAGCGTATAGCGAGATACCTCAGTTAACTTCATGTTTTATAGATGGCTCATATGCGATTGCAGTAGGCGGTCAAACATTCATTAATGGGTATGATAGTGGTAGTGGAGGTATTTATTATTCAACAAATACTGGTTCAGGTTTTAATGCTTGGTATAATATAAGTTTCAATAATATTTATACGTTCACTTCCTGTTTTATAGATGGTTCATATGCGATTGCAGTGGGAGTAAACTATGCACAAACAAATGGTATTATTTACACTTCCACAAATACTGGTAATGGATTCACATCTTGGGCTCCAGCAGCTTCAGGAGACTTTTCTCAATCATCTAGTTTGGTTTCATGTTATA